CGAAGTCCGCCGCCGCCGACGCGGATCTTGTCGCAGCAGTTCAAGTCCGGGCAGCCAAGATCCGGCTGCTCGCCTCACTCTCCGAAGGGAAGTAGCACCATGGCAAGCAAGCTGACGGAGGCCAAGGACAAGGTCCGCAGCCTCTCCCAGAAGGCCCTCGACGTCACCGAGGACCAGAGCCTCACCGCGCTGGAGCAGAAGGCCGCGCTCGACAAGATCGAGCCCGAGATCAAGACCTGGACCGACGAGGTCCAGGCGCTGCTGCAGGTCGAGGAGTCCCGCAAGCAGTTCCTCAAGGCGACCGGCCAGGACGTCGAGCAGGCCGCCGCCGAGCGCGACGCCAACGTCGGCAAGTCCATCGGTGAGCAGTTCGTGCAGTCCGCGGGCTACAAGGGCCTGATGGAGCGGGGCATGAAGGGCGGCAACTGGTCCTCGGGTGACATCGAGATCAAGACCACCCTGACCGAGGGCACCGCGGCCACCCCTGGCGGCGGCTACTCCCCCACCGCCGTGCCGAACTACCTGCCCGGCGTCGTCGACATCCGGTTCGCCGAGCTCACCGTCGCCGACCTGTTCCCGCAGGGCGCCACGAACAGCCCGCTGATCCGGTACCTCGTGGAGTCCTCGCTGACCAACGCGGCCGCCGCGGTCGCTGAAGGTGGGCTGAAGCCCGAGTCGGCGCTGGCGTTCAACAAGGTCGACGAGGTCCTGCACAAGATCGCGACGTTCCTGCCGCTCTCCGACGAGATGCTCGAGGACTGGGCGCAGGCGCAGTCCTACGTCAACAGCCGCCTCAGCCTGTTCGTGAAGCAGGCGGAGGAGCTGCAGCTGCTGTCCGGTGACGGCACCGGCGCGAACATGGTCGGGCTCCTGAACCGGCCCGGTCTCGCGACCCCGATCGTCAAGGGCACCGCGCCGTCGGTCGCGGGCGACAACGACATGGACGCGATCTACCGGCAGATCACCGCGATCCGCACCACGGCGTTCCTCGAGCCCGACGCGATCGTGGCGGACCCGACCGGCTGGCAGACCATCACGCTGAGCAAGAACAGCCAGGGCGCGTACTACGCCAACGGGCCGTTCCAGTCGCAGCAGCCCGCCACCCTGTGGGGCAAGAAGGTCGTCGTGACCCCGCGCATGGCGGCGGGCACCGCCCTGGTGGGCGCGTTCTCGCAGGGTGGGCAGATCTTCCGCAAGGGCGGTCTGACCGTCGAGGCGAGCAACTCGCACAACGACTTCTTCCAGCGCAACCTCACCGCCATCCGCGCCGAGGAGCGCGCCGCTCTCGCGGTGTACCGCCCCGGCGCGTTCGGGGTCGTCTCCGGCCTCTGATCCACATCCGGGCCGCCCCTGACCTAGGGGCGGCCCGGAACCCGACCGAGAGGACAGCCCCATGGCAGTCAAGAGCGACAACGAGATCCACACCCCCAAGAGCACCGGCGCCGTCGAGATGCCCCAGGGCGACGTGACGACCGAGCAGGTCGTCGACAACGCCTCGACCGGCGCTGTCGAGTACGTCGCCCCGGGCGAGACGAAGGTCGAGCACTACGACGCCGACGTCGTCGTGAACTCCGCGACCCCGTCCGAGCCGGTCACCATGTCGGTGTCCTGGCTGTCGGAGGCGCAGACGAAGGTCGTCGAGCCGGGCGAGCCGACCGAGCCGCAGGCGTCGGACGTCACCGTCGAGACCAAGGACGCGGCCCCGCAGCCCGAGAGCGCCTGACTATGGACGAGCTGCTCACGACGGATCAGTACACGGCGCTGACCGGCAAGACGTGCGATCCCCTTGCCCTGCGGGGGGCCTCGCGTGCCGTCCGCCGGCACTGCGGCTGGTCGATCACCTCCGTGACGAACGCCGTGCAGCAGCTCGACAGCGACGGCACGGCGATGCTCTTCCTGCCGTGCCTCGCCGTGACCGACGTCGCCTCGTTGGTCGTCAACGGCTCCGACGCGTGGGGTTCGCCCTACCGTCAGCCGTTGGCGACCGACTGGGAGTGGTACAGCGACGGCACCCTCAAGTGGCTCGGGCTGTCGTCCCGCGCCTGGGCGCCGGGCGCGCGCCGCTACACGGTGACGTACTCCGGCGGGTACGACCCGCAGGACGTCCCCGAGGACATCCTGATGGTCGTCTGCTCGATGGCTGAGCGGGTCATCGCACCATCGGCGGTGCACCAGAGGCTGTCGAACACCGGCGGCATCCAGGGCAACACGACCTACTCGGTGAACACCGACTCGAACGTGCTCACGGCCGCCGAGAAGGCAGACCTGACGCCGTACCGGATCGGGCAGACACGGTGAGCGACGACCTGCCCGACGCCATGTGCCAGACCATGACCGTCGTCCGCCCCGGGGCGTCAACAGGCCGAGACGGCTACGGCAACAAGGTCCCCGGCCCCGACCAGACCCACGACATCACCAGGTGCAGCATCCAGCCGCTGCTCGGCGTCGCATCGGTCGAGCAGATGACCGTCGACGCGGACAAGGTCGTCACCCGGTGGCGGTTCTTCGCCCCGCCCGGCGCGGACGTCGCCGCTTCGGACCATGTCCGGTGCTGGGCCGGGGACCTCGAGGTCGACGGCGACCCGGTCACCTGGCCGGACGAGGACGGCCAACCCCACCACGTCGAGGGCTACCTCAAGAAGTGGAGCGGCTGACATGGCGTTCAAGTTCGTGCCCGACCACGCGGGCATCGGCGAGATCATGCGGTCCGACGAGGTCCGCGCCGGGCTCCACGCGACCGCTGAGGCGCTCCTGCCGAAGGCGGAGGCCCTGGCGAAGGACGCGAACCTGCCCGAGTACGCCGCGTCGCTGCGCGTCGAGGACGGCACCCGGCCCAAGGGGCGCCCCTACTCGCGGCTCATCGCCGACGACCCTGCCGCCACCGCGCACGAGCACGGCGACACCCACGTCGAGCGGCGCCGGATCCTCGGCCAGACCGCCGCCGGGACGTAGGCGTGTCACAGCTCGAGCCCTACGACGAGTGGCCCGACATCGAGCTGACCGTCGTCGCGTGGCTCACCCAGCAGCTGGGCGGTATCGCGGTGCAGACCGAGACCGACGACACCCTCGCCGACGACGTGCCCCTGGTGCAGGTGCAGCTCGTGCCGGGCGGCTCGTCAGACGGCGTCACCGAGGAGAGCGTCGTCGACGTGACGTCGTGGGCCGCGGACCGGGCCGGGATGTGGGCGCTGGGCAAGCGCGCCCACGCCGCGATGCTCCGCCTGTCCACCCAGAGGGTCAACGGCTGGGCGATCGACTGGGTGTCGGTCGACAACGGCCTCGGCGAAGTCCCCTACTCCAACCCCCGACTGCGGCGTGCGATCGGCACGTACCGGCTCACCACCCGGGCTCAGGCGACCGCCGTCTGACGTCCTGCACCACCCCACCGACCCCCGCCCGTGGGGTCCTCTCCTGGAGGAACGAATGACCACCACCACTGTCGAGTCGGTGCAGAACCTGCGCAACGACCTGATCAGGAAGTTCTCTGTCGGTGCCGCGATCTTCGCGGACTACAACGCCGCCACGATCGCCGACATCTTCACCCCGGACGGGACCGGCCTGCAGGCCCTGCCCTCCGGGTACTTCTCCGCCGGACTGACCGACACCGCCGGCCTCGCCACGTCGCGGAGCATCTCCACCTCCGACGTGCAGGCGTGGCAGACCGCGGAGGTCGTCAGGAGCGACGTCGACAGCGACAAGCTGCAGTTCAAGGCCAAGTTCATCGAGACGAACATGGTCACGATCGCCCTCGCGGAGAACCAGAACCTCGCCGACCTGGGCGCGCTGGGCTCCCGGGTCACCATCGACCGGTCGGAGTCCGGCAACCAGCCGCTGCGCCGGCTGCTGATGCTGGGCCTGGACACCCAGGACGACATCATCGTCGGCCGGTTCCTGCCCCGGGTGAAGGTCACCGCGGTCGGCGACCAGCAGTGGGCCCGCACCGCTGAGACCACCCACGACTTCACCGTCGACGCGTACCGCGACCCGGCCTACGGCACGTCCGCCCGGTACTTCATCGGCGGCGCCGGCTGGGCCGCACTCGCGACCGGGGCCGTGGTGTCGGTGTCGGTGAACCCGTCGGCCAAGGCCCTGACCGTCGCCGGCGGCGCTGGCCACACCCAGCAGCTGTCCGTCGCGGCGCAGTACGCCAACACCACCGAGTCGGACGTCACCGCCTCGGCGACCTACGTGTCCTCGGCGCCGGGCGTCGCGACGGTCAACGCGTCCGGTCTGGTCACCGCCGTCTCGGCCGGCACGGCCACGATCACGGCGACGTACTCGGGTCAGTCCAACACCTGCTCGGTCACGGTCTCCTGACCCTCCTGAACGGCGGGGGCGGCGTGCTGGTGAGTCTCGCCGCCCTCGCTTGGTCACTCACCACACTCACCGCACTCACCAGTCACGAAGGAAGGCTCACCATGCCCGGACGCAGCACCAAGCCCGTCGCCCGCAACCGCTACAAGCTCAGCCAGGCCAAGCAGCAGATGGAGGACGCCGTCGGCGGCTCCGACATCGAGATCGAGCTCGACAACGGCGAGACCGTGTCGATCCCGCACCCGCTGTTCTACTCCAAGGATGTCAAGGCCGACCTGAAGGACGTCGCCGACGACGACGCCGAGGGCATCGCGAAGGTCCTGCTCGGCGACGACTTCGACAAGTACGTCGAGGCCGGGGAGGACCCGGAGGACCTGCAGTGGATCCTCCTCCAGGCCCAGCAGGACGCTCAGGCGACCCTGGCCGGTAGGACTCGCCCTACACGATCCTGACGGTCCTCGGGGAGCACCCCGAGGCTGTCGAGGCGGCGCTGCTCGCCGAGTACGGCTTCGACGTGATCGCCGGGTACTGGCGGGGGGAAGTGTCCCTCCGCCAGGCCCGCGTCATGGTCGAGCACCTGCCGGCGTCCAGCGCCGTCCACCGGGCCCACGCCGGCCACTCGTGGAGCGACGAGCACTACATGCTCGCCGAGCTCACCGACCGGCTCGGCGACCTCCTCGAGTTGACCCGCGCGGTGAACTCCGAGGACGAGACGTTCCACAGCCCGCCGCGGATCCCGCGCCCGGGCGACGCGGAACGCGACGCCGCGGCCGAGAAGAAGCTCGAGGCGGACAAGCGCGCCATCCGCGCCATCGTCGATCAACTGCTGCCGAAGGGGTGACCTCATGGCCCGTGCCGGTGCAGTCTGGCTCGACGTCCTGCCCAACATGGCCCTGTTCGGCCGGACGGTCGCGGCCGAGTCGAAGCTGTCGCTGACGGGCATCGGCACGAAGACGGGCCAGGAGTACGGCACGGCGCTCGCCCGGGCCGCGAAGGGCGGCCTTCGCGGTCTGGGCGCGTCGGTCGGCGCGGAGCTGAAGGTCGCGTCCGCGCAGGCCGCCTCCGCCGTCGAGGAGGCCTCGGGCAAGATCGCTGTCGCCCGCGACCGTGAGGCGAAGGCGGCCGGTGCGGTCCGCGTCGCTGAGCTGAAGCTGCAGGAGCTCCGCGCCAGCGGCAAGGCGTCTGCCTCGACGCTCGCAGCTGCGGAGGAGCGTCTGGCGACCGCGGAGCGCGGCGTCAGCGTTGCCGCCCGTGGCACGGCGACTGCGACGAAGGAGATGGCGCTCGCACAGGAGCGGTCCGCCGTCGTGGCGAAGGCCGTCGCCGAGCAGAACCGGCTCGCCGGCCTCAGCGTCGGCGCGTTCGCTGCGCGCGGCAAGGCTGGGCTGGACCGGCTGGGGTCGAGCATCGGCAACACCCTGAAGTCTGGGGCGAAGCTGGGTGGCCTGTTCGCGGGCTTCGAGGTCGCGAAGTTCGTCGGCGGCAGCCTCAAGGCGGCCGGCGACTTCCAGCAGGGCACGAACGTCCTGGTGACGGCGGCCGGTGAGACGACGTCGAACCTAGCGCTGGTCCGCAAGGGCATCCTGGACATCGCCGCGAACACCGGGAACGACTGGAAGGGCCTGACCGACGGCCTGTACCAGATCGAGAAGGCTGGGTACCGCGGCGCCGATGGTCTGCGGATCCTGAAGGCTGCCGCGCAAGGCGCCCGGGAGGAGGGCGCCCAGCTGGACACCGTCGCGAACGCGATGACGTCCGTGATGGCGTCCTACCACCTGAAGGCCTCTGACTCCGTCAGCGTGATGAACGCGATGAAGACGGCGGCCGGCTCGGCGAAGACCACGATGGAGCTCTTCTCCGGCTCCCTGTCGACGGTCCTGCCGTTGGCGTCCGCCAACAAGATCAGCTTCGGCGACATCGCCGGGTCCCTGGCGTCGCTGACACAGCACGGCACCTCGGCGGACCAGGCCGCGCAGGAGCTGGCGTTCACTATGCGCGGGCTGGCGGCGCCGAACATGGTTGCCATCAAGGAGATGCAGAACCTGGGCCTGAACTCTCAGGACGTCGCAGCCAAGCTCGGTGACGGCAAGGGCGGGCGCGGCCTGGCCGGGACCCTCAACTACCTCTCGCAGACCGTCCTCAAGCGCATGGGCCCATCCGGCAAGGTGCTGCTCAACGTCTTCAACACCTCGAAGGCCGCCGCGGTGGACGCGACCACGATGATGGCGGGGATGGAGCCCGCGACCCGCAAGGTCGCCATGGCCTACGCCAACGGCTCGATCAACATGAAGCAGTGGGGCAAGGCGCTCATCGGCATGGCGCCCCAGCAGGCTTCTCTCGCCCGGCAGTTCGGCACCGTGGAGAACCGCGCGAAGGGCTTCAACCAGGCAATCCGCGCCGGAATGCCCGGGTCGCAGATGTACTCCGAGGCGATCAAGAAGATGGCCGGCGGCGCCGCGGGCCTGAACACGGTGCTGCAGCTCACCGGGGAGTCGACGGCGGGAACGAACACCCGCATCGCGGCGATCAGCAAGTCCATGAAGGACGGCGGCAAGGACGTCGAGGGCTGGGCGTCCACGCAGCAGCTGTTCAACGTCAAGATGGACGCCTTCAAGGAGAAGATCACCACCACCGGCATTCAGCTCGGCACGAAGCTCCTGCCGGGCCTGACGACGCTCGCCGGCAAGCTGGAGGACGGCGCCACTGCCGTCGTCGACTTCGGGTCGAAGTCCTCGAAGTGGCTGCTCCCGCTGGGCGGCGTCATACTCGGCCTCGTCGCGGCATACAAGGTCTACTCGACCACCGTGAAGGTCGTCACGGCCGTCACGGAGATGTTCAACCTGACGCTCGACGCCAACCCCATCGGGCTCGTCGTCATGGGCCTGGCTGCCCTCGTGGTCGGCCTCGTCTACGCCTACAACCACTTCACGACGTTCCACAACATCGTCAACAACGTCTTCTCGTGGATCAAGGCGCACTGGCCGCTCCTGCTCAGCATCATCACCGGCCCCATCGGTCTCGCCGTCGTGATGATCGCCACGCACTTCGACGCGGTGAAGTCCATCGCGCGCACCGCCCTCGCTTACGTCGTCGGCCAGTTCCTCTCCATGGCCGGAAACGTCATCCACACCGCGGCCTCCGCGTTCGGGTGGGTCCCCAAGCTCGGCGACAAGCTGAAGTCGGCCGCGAAGCAGTTCGACGTCTTCGCCGCCAACGTCAATGCCTCCCTCGCCGGCATCAACGGCAACACGGTGACCGTCGGCGTCAAGTTCGCCACCTACGACAAGGTGCCGGGAACAGACTCCGGCGACGTCATCGGCCACGGCACGCGCCACGCAGCAACGGGCGGCGCGATCTACGGGCCCGGCACGGGCACCTCAGACAGCATCCCCGCGATGCTGTCCAACGGCGAGCACGTCATCACCGCGAAGGAGGTCAAGGCCGCCGGCGGCCACGGTGCGATCACCGCCTGGCGCAAGAGCCTGGTGCAGAGGTTCGCTGTCGGCGGCCCGGTCATTGCGACCAGTACCCCGACGGCTGCGCAGGTTTCATCCCGCGTCGACACCGGCTTCGGCCAGTTCACGCGCGACCAGTCCGCGGCTCTCATCGCGTCAGGGCTGGGTAACACGCCCGGCACCGGCGTGCAGCGCTGGGCGTCCGTCATCGCGCGCGCCCTGAGCATGAACGGCGTCGCCCCGACCGCAGCGCGGGTCGCGGCGTGGCTTCGTCAGGTCGCGACCGAGTCCGGCGGCAACCCGTCCATCATGCAGCAGGTTCACGACGTGAACTCGGGCCCGAACGCCGCCCGGGGTCTGCTGCAGGTCATCCCGACGACGTTCGCCGCCAACGCCTTCCCGGGACACGGCAACATCCTGAACGGGCTCGACAACGCCCTCGCCGCGATCCGGTACGAGCTCGGACGCTATGGCCTGTCGAGCATGCTCAACGTCATCGGCCGTGGCCACGGCTACGCGTCCGGGACCAACAATGCCGCGCCCGGCTACCACTGGGTCGGAGAGAAGGGTCCCGAGCTCGTCCGCTTCCGCGGCGGCGAGAAGGTGCTGACGCACTCGCAGTCCGTCGCCACCACGGCGGAGATGCACACGAAGGCGTACCTCCAGCTCGGCGAGTTCATCGGCAAGAGCCTCGCGGCTGGCCTTCAGGGCACGCAGGCGAAGGTCGTGTCGACGACGAAGACGCTCGTGAACGACCTCGCCAAGGTCTACACGGCGCGCGTCAAGACGAACGACGGGAGCGTCATCAAGGCGCTACAGGACGACGTTCGCCGGCTCGTCCCGCTCGTCAAGGCCCACAAGGCCTCAGCGAAGGAGCTCGCGAAGGCACGCCAGGAGCTCGCCGACGCGACGTACCACAAGGGCAGCGCGACTGACCTGGGGTACGCGGCCGCGGTGGCGGTCATGAACCGAGAGTCGGGGCTGACGGCCATGGCTTCGAGGCTTGCTTCCGCGCGCGCGTCGGTGGCGGTGAAGCTGCAGGCGGCGCAGACGAAGCTCGCTGACGCGCTGAAGGTCCGCAACGACTACGCGGCGTCGGTCGCGTCTGCTGCGTCGGGACTGGGTGACGTGGTGAAGAACTCCACCGTCGCGTCGTCGTTCCACGGCGGCGCAGACATCGTCGTCAGCATGCAGTCGAAGCTGGCGTCGTTGAAGGCGTTCACCGCCGACCTGGCGAAGCTGAAGAAGCTCGGCCTGAACAAGGGCGCCTACCAGCAGATCGTCGACGCCGGTGTCGACGGTGGCGGGCTGGACGCCGCGACCGGGCTGCTGTCCGGTGGGTCGAAGGTCGTGAAGCAGGTCAACACCCTGCAGGGTCAGATCAACGCCCAGGGCAAGTCGCTCGGCGACACGTCCTCACGGGTGCTGTACCAGGCCGGGGTGGACTCCGCCACGGGGCTCGTCAAGGGACTGGAGTCGCAGTCTCGGGCTCTCGCGGCGGCATCGAAGCGGGTCGCGGCGCAGATCGTCTCGGCGATCAAGCACGCGCTGGGGATCCACTCCCCGTCGCGGGTGATGTCGGGTGAGGTCGGGCGGTTCATCCCCCTCGGCATCGTCCACGGCATCGACTCGCAGCGGCCCGCGCTGGACAAGTCGATGCGGTCGCTCGTGCAGGTGCCGTCGCTGGCGAACTTCCACAGCGGCAGCAGGTCCTTCACGAATGGGCAGTCGGTGACCAGCCGACGTGACGCCCAGGCGCCGGGCGCCCGTGGTGGTCTGACCATCCACGGTGACGTGCACACAGCCAGCATGGACGAGTTCGTCGCGAAGCAGCGGGAGTTCGAGGCACGCAAGGCCGCGCTCGACCTGTTCAGGAAGGTGTGACCCGTGCCGATCCTCGCCCGACTCAACGCGAACCGGCAGGTCGTCCCCGTCGCCTTCCAGATCACGGATCTGCGGCGGCTGGACTTCCAGTCGATCGACGGGTCGGACGTCCTGCAGTGGGACGGCGACGAGTACATCATCCAGTCCGGGATCACCGGCCTCGGTATCCCCCCACGGGACGTCATCACCGAGACGGTGCCCGGGCTGGAGGGGGGCCGGATCCGGGACATCCGGACCGGCCCCCGCACGGTGACCCTGCCGTTCGTAGTCGTGTCGAACGACTACCTCGCGGCGTCGCATCAGGCGCAGATGGCGCACCTGCGGTCGTTCGTGGACTACCGCACCAACGACTACGTGGGCGATGAGGGCACGTTCGACCTGGTCGCGACCAGCGAGGCGGGGCAGCGTCTCCTGCGCTGCGTCTACCTCGAGGGCATGGAGGGCGTCGAGGGCGTCGCCTCCGGCAACGGGTCCTTCCTGTCGACGTTCGACGCGAAGCTCCTCGCAGTGCAGCCGTACTGGCGTGGCCAGGAGTGGTCAACCCCGATCGTCAGCGTCAGCACCGGGTCCATGTTCCTGTCCAACGACCCGGCGAACGGGTTCCCGCGCGCGATCAGCGCGTCGGTGGCTCTGGGTGCGGGCATGCCGGTCATCGTCGGCGGCGATGTCCCGTCGCCGGCGGTGATCGAACTCACCGGCCCGTCGACCGCCACGAGCATCACGTCCCCGCAGGGCCTGAACGTGCAGATCGGGGCCCTCACCGCCGGGCAGCAGCTCATCATCGACACCGGCCGGTCCCGGCGGGTCCTGCTCGACGGTGTGTCCCGCTGGGACCTCGTCGGCGACTCCCCGCAGTGGCGGCCGCTGCCGCCCGGCAACGCCACGATCAGCGTCGTCGTCAACAACGCCACCGCCGCCACCAGCGCCCGGGTCTACGGCACGTCACTCTGGGAGACGGCATGGTGAATGGGTGGTCGCTGCGCTACCGGTCGCCGGACCTAGTCGGTGGCGCGTTCGGGGAGTTCACGAAGGCCACCCTCACCGAGACCTACGGCCTGCCAGACACCCTGCAGGTCGAGGGCACCGTCGCCGGCCTCGCGGACTTCCTCACCCCCGGCGGTGGGTGCACCCTCGCCGACGACAACGGGCGCCGCTTCTCCGGCCCGCTGGTCAGCCTCACCCGCGTCGGGGACCGTCCTCGGACGTGCATCCTGACCTACACCTCCGACCTGATCCGACTGTGGGACCGGGACATCTACCCCGACGGGTCACAGCCCATCGACTCGCAGATGACCGACTACGACACCCAGACGGCGGTGCCGGCCGAGACGGCGATCCTGCACTACATCGCCGCGAACGCCGGGCCCGGCGCGCAGGCGTCCCGCCGGGTCCCGAACCTCGTCGTCCCGACGTCACAGGGCCGCGGCGGAACGGTCACCATCACCGCCCGCCTGGACAACCTCGGCCAGCTCATCTCCGACACCGCCGAGGCGGCGTCGCTGAAGGTGCGGGTCCTCGAGCAGGGCGGCCAGCTGGTCGTCACCGTCGACACCGTCCCCGACCTGCGCGCGACGGCCCGGTACGGGCCAGCCGACGCCGGCGGCCCCGGGCTGCTGGCAGAAGGGTGGACGTACACCATCAACCGGCCGGACACCACGACGTCCATCGCCGCTGGCGGCGGGCAGGGCACGTCCCGGCTGTTCCGCGAGCACACCGACACGGCGGCGACCGCCGCGTGGGGTGCCCGGATCGAGCGGATCGTCAACCAGGAGCAGACCCTCGTCGCAGCCGAGCTCGACCAGGCCGCCACCGACGACCTCACCGCCGGCGCGCAGCCGGTCAGCATCACCGCCACGGTGCTCGACTCCCCCGACCTGCGCATCGGCGTCGACGTCCCCCTCGGCGCCTACGTGACGCTCAACCTCGACGGCGAGCTCGTCGTCGACCGCCTCCGCCGAGTCACCACCACGATCCAGGCGGCGTCGGGCACCCCGACCGTGACCGTCGACCCCGTCGTCGGCTCCCTCAACGCCGACCTGACGCGGGCGCAGCGCCAGTTCCTCGCCGACCGCAAGGCTCTACGGAAGGTAGTCGCCCGATGACCACGACGTCCTACCCCATCAAGGACCAGCCGATCCC